CTCGCTTGCGAAAAAAAGTCCCCAAAAAATTTTTTGAAAGGGGTGGCGGCATGGGCCGGATCGGGACTGCCGACAATATGCAAGTTGGCGCGAAGGGCGGCGGCAAACATTGGACAAAAGATGAAGTCGAACGTAGGCAGGCCGCCACCGAGAAGTTAACTCGCAAAAAAAAAGTCAATCTCAAAATGCCAGCTTGGCTAAGTGATGAAGCAAAGATAGTCTGGAAAAAAACGGTCAAGGATATGAAGGAGTTCGAAATATTTGACAAGGTTGATGAAGACGTTCTGGCGGCGTATTGTGACACGGTAGCTTTGCATAAGCAAGCCACCTTGGATGTGCGACGGTTCGGATTGTATTGCGAGAACGCACAGGGCAATCTGGTGGTAAGTCCATATTCTAAGGCAGCTCAAAGTTATGCCCGTTTGATGATGCAGTATGCGGACAAGTTGGGGATCACCGCGAACGCTAGGGCCCGGTTGGCGAAGAAGATTGCAGACGGTGAGGGAGGCGATCCGAATGCCGATCTCTTCGATTGATCCAACGGACCTCGACCAACTACATCCGACACATCGTTACGCCGTTGAGATCGTCAACGGAATGCGACCGAGCTGCAAGCGCGAACGGCAGGCGTGTGAACGTCATCTAAAAGACCTCGACCGACAGGGAACAGAAGAGTTCCCTTTTGTTTTTGATGAGAGCAGAGCGGATCGCATCTTCAATTGGTTCGAACGGTGCTGCCGCCATGTGCGCGGGCCATATGCCGGTGAGCTGATAGAGCTCCAGCCGTTTCAGAAGTTTGACCTCGGGTGTACGTTCGGGTGGGTTCGGATGGAGACGGGGCAGCGAAGGTTCAGGAAAGCCTTCAACATGCGGGCGCGCGGCAACGTCAAGTCGACCGAAATGTCAGGCATAGCCCTATATGGAATGTGTGGGGATTGCGTTTATCCTCCCGGACGGTCTGATCTGCGCCGATATGAAGAAATGCCCGAGGTCGAATGTGCCGCTGTCGATAAAGAGCAGGCTAAGCGGGTATGGGGCGATGCGAAATCGATGGGCGAGAAAAGCCCGGACATTTTGAAAAGATTGAGCATCAAACGGACATACGTCGAGCACAAAAAGCGCGGTGGTTGGTTGCGACCGCTGTCGAAGGACTCCAAGAACAAGGATGGTTTGGCAACTTGCATTGCGATCATTGACGAGTACCACGCACACCCGACCAGCTTGATCCACGATGTCATTTGGTCAGGCTTCGGCAAGCGAAAGCAATCTCTCATGATCATCATCAGCACGGCCGGACAAGACTCAGAAAATAGCCCTTGTAAGAAGGAGTACGACATCTGCTGCAAGATCCTCGACGGTGAGATTCCGAGCGAGGACTACTTCATCATGATCCGAGAGCTTGACCAGGAAGATGACCCGCATGACGAGTCCACTTGGATAAAAGCCAACCCGATTTTGCAGGAAGACAACGAGTATTCACGTGAGCTTTTGAGCCAGATTAAGAGCGAGCATGACCTCGCCTACGGTTCGGGTGATCCTGCCAAAATCCGCGAGTTTCTTACCAAACGTTGCAACCGCTGGCAAGAGGGCAGCGCCCACAAATACATGTCTGGAATCATGGACAAGTGGAAAGCACTTGCAGTCGGACGTGAGGAATTACTGCGATTGGTCAAGGGGCGTGATTGTTACGCTGGCCTCGACCTTTCAAAGCGCGAGGACCTAACAGCCAATGGGTTCGTTTTCAGGCTGGATGATGGAAGGTACGCTGTAACGGCGCATGGATTTATGCCCGAGGAAAGTGCGGCGAAGCACGAGCACAGCGACCGCGTGCCCTACAAGGCATGGGCGAAAGATGGGTGGTGCACGATCACTGTGGGTGCGGTCACCGATTACTCATACATCAAGTCTCACCTTCTCGGAATCGAGGCTTCAGAGCGATGGAAAGTGCTTGAAATTTGCTACGACTCCTACAATGCTTCGCACCTTGCGCAAGACCTTGAAGCCGAGGGGCGAACCTGCGTGGAGATCGTGCAGCAAGCCAAGTACCTTTCCGAGCCAACAAAATTCTTCCGGCAACTCGTGCTTCAGGGTAAGATCGTCCATGACGGAAACCCACTCTTGACCTGGTGCCTTTCGAACGCAGTCGAGGTTACGGACAACAACGGGAATATCAAGCTGTCCAAGAAGCACAAAGATGACAGCCAGCGCATCGACCTAATAGCGGCCATCATGAACGCGATGGTCCGCGCCATGTTGGCTAAACCGGAGGTTGATCTGAACAACAAGATCCTCAACGGAGACTTCAGTTTTTAGAAAGGAGGTGATAAGGCGCTGTGAGAAAACTGAAAGCCTTTTTCCGAAATTTGCTGAGCACTACGACTGATCCGCCTGAATCAAATCTTTCATCGCCGGAACAGTGGTTGGTGGATGCGATAGGAGGCGCGTTGACGGCCAGCGGCGAACGCGTCTCCGAAAAAAGCGCGTTCCTGAACAGCAACGTTTATACGTGCGTCACCATCCGCGCCGACGACATCGCAAAGTTGCCTCTGCATCTGTTCAAAAAGAAGAGCGGCGGAGGGCTGGAGCGAGACCAAGAACACCCTGTTGCGAGGCTGCTGTATTTACAACCCAATCCGCTGATGACCGCGTTCGTGTGGAAAAGGCTGATGGAAATCCATATGGATTTGTGGGGGAACGCCTACTCGTGGATTGAGTGGGATGAATGGGGATATCCGGCCGCGCTCTGGCCTCTTGATCCTGAGTGCACAGATATTCAGGTCGATCCTTTAAGTGGACAAGTTTGGTACACCACTACCGTAAACGGGAAAATGTACAAGCTCGCCCCTACTGATTTGCTTCACTTCAAAGCGCCGGGGTTGAACGGCCTGCGTGGTATGCCGCCGATCGCTGTGCTTCGAGAAGAGATCGGAGTACAACAGGCCGCAAAGAAGTTCCTTGGATCTTTTTTCACGAACGGCACAGCGACGCGTGGGATACTCAAGCATCCCGGAGCAGACCTAAATAAAGAGGCCAAACAGGTAGTCCGAGAAGAATGGCAGGCCGCAAACTCGGGGCAACAAAACGCCTTTAAGGTTGCCATTCTTAATGCCGGATGGGATTACCAATCACTCGGAATGCCGCTGAAAGATGCGCAGTTCATCGAGACAGCAAAGTTCGGAATCTTGGAAATCGCCAAGGTATACAAGGTTCCTGCACACAAGTTGAACCAGCTCGACCGCGCGACGTTCTCCAACATCGAGCAGCAGTCACTCGACTATGTCAAGAACACCCTTTTCCCGATCGTGACGAACTGGGAACAGGAAATCATGGTGAAGCTATTCACCATGAAAGAGCAGCGCAAGTATTACGTGAAGTTCAACCTCGCGGCTGAACTGCGTGGCGATTCCACAAGCCGCGCGAAGTTCTACAAGGAGATGATCTCAGCAGGAGTTATGAAGATCAGCGAGGCCCGGGCGCTTGAAGAACTCGACTTCGATGGCGAGCTCACCCAAAAACTACTCGTCTCCCTGAACCTTACCACGCTTGACAACTTAGAGAAGTACCAGCAGGCGAAGGCTGGGATCACGAGCGCTGCGGAAGGAGGTGAAAACAAAGATGATGAAACGGCAGACGACTGACGGCAAGGAGTTGCGCTTCTTGCGAGTCGAGCAGATCGAGGTACGCGCTCAAACCGAAGAGGATCAAGGTATGCAGGTGTCAGGATACGTGGTTAAATGGGACACGCGGAGCCAGTTGATTTGGGGGTACTTTTACGAGAAGGTCGCGAAGGGTGCATTCGCCCGCGCGCTGAAGGAGAATGTCATAAAGGCACTATGGAATCACAGAACTGATTTCGTGCTTGGCTCCACTAAAAGCGGGACTCTTCGGCTGCAGGAGGATGATGTTGGCCTTTACTTCGAGATCGACTTGCCAGAAAATACGTGGGGTCGAGATGCCTTCGAATCAATCAGTCGCGGCGACGTGGACGGAGTGTCTTTTGGCTTCTACATCTACGAGGATGGAGATACTTGGGAATGGATCAAGGACGAGGGTGTTTACGAGCGCACATTGCTCGCAATCAACCTATTTGAGATTTCGCCTACTCCTTTCCCGGCCTACGAAGACGCGAGCGAAGTCAGCCAGCGCAGTTTGGAGCGCCACGGAATTTTGAGTCCGGAGCAGCGCCATGAAAAAGAAAAAATCCAGTTGCGGATTGACCTGTTGGGCTTGGGAGCCTGAGAGGTCTTTTTATTTTCTAAAATCGAGGAGGAATCATTGTGAAAGACAAAGAGCGCGAAATTCGCCAACGATTGAAAACGAAACGAGATGAGGCCCAACGCTTCTTGGACGGAAACCAGATCGAGGAAGCCCGCACGGCCGCACAGGAAGCGGAAGCCATCAACGAGGAACTGCAGGTGTATCTCCGTATCAGTGCGATCGAGCCAGGTGACACCGCAGCGGTAATCCCGTCGGTTGCTGTTCCTGCCGGAGAGTCGCGTTCTGGGGAAATCGAAGACGATCCGGCGTATCGTAGTGCGTTCATGAAATCCCTTCGTCGGAAAAATTTGACTGGCGAAGAGGTTTCTCTGCTGGAATCAAGATCTGCCGAGTTCCGGGCAATGTCCGGATTGACCGACGCGGACGGCGGCTTGGTGATTCCGAAAGACATCTCCACCAAAATCGAAATGTTCAAGCGCCAGTTTGTTGCGTTGGAGCAGTATGTCACCGTTGAGCCGGTCACGACCCGCTCAGGCTCCCGTGTTTTGGAACAGAACGCCGACATTACACCATTCGCTGAGATCACCGAGTTGTCCAACATCAACGAAATTGAAAGCCCGAAGTTTACCCCGCTGTCCTATGCGATCAAGGATTACGGCGGCATCCTTCCCCTCTCGAACTCACTGCTTCAAGACTCCGACCAGAATCTGATCAACTATGTCTCTATGTGGATCGCCAAGAAGTCGGTGGTCACACGGAACAAGTTGATTCTGGACAAGGTCGCAACGCTGACGAAGAAAACCATTAACGACCTTGATGACATCAAGAACGTGCTGAATGTCGACCTCGATCCGTCTATCTCATTGAACGCAATTGTACTTACAAACCAAGACGGCTACAACTATCTGGACAAGCAGAAGGACGCCGACGGCAATTACCTCCTGCAAACCGACCCGACGCAGCCGACTCGCAAGTTGCTGTTCGGCAAACCGTTGATTCCAGTCTCCAACCGCTTCCTGAAGACCGTCGCAGCTACGCAAACCGATGGTGCGAAGGCTCCGCTCATTATCGGCGATCTCAAGGAAGCAATCGTCATGTTCGACCGTCAGACGTATGAGCTGAAGTCGACGCAAGAAGGTGGTAATTCCTTTGTCCGCAACACCACCGACGTTCGCGTTATCGAACGAGAGGACGTTAAGATTTGGGACAGCGAAGCGGCAATCTATGGTGAGCTCATCATCTCCGGTCCGTCAGTGTAAATTGAGGAACCCCGGTGGTGCACCTATATGGGGGTGATAGACCATGACGCTAGAAGGAATGAAGGAATACCTTCGCGTGGACGGGAATGATGCCGATGCAACTATCACGATGCTGATGGGCGCGGCCAAGATCTACGTTAAGAACGCGACAGGTTATGAAGGATGGGATCAGGAGAACGAGCTGGCCGACTTGGCGCTTGCCATCCTCGTCACTCGACTCTTTGACAATCCCGCAGCTCTCGATAAGATCGAGACGCTTTCGTTCGGGATGGAGAGCCTTTTCATGCAATTGAAGTATTGCGTGGAAGGTGAGACAACTTGAACGCAGGAAAGCTGAACCGTCGTGTAACGCTTCAGTCATCTGTACCGGAGTGGCAAGGCAATACATGGGCCTCCGTCGAGACGCTATCTGTACAGGCAACGATCGCGGCCCGCCAAGCCTCTCAACCATATACACACATGATCACGATCAGGTATCGCCGAGATGTTCCGGATGACCTGGTCATTTTTTATGAAGGCAAGACCTACGAGATCGTAGGTCCCCCGATCGACCTGAACCAGCAGCATCGTTACCTCAAATTCATATGCGTCGAGTTGCAGGTAACGGAACCGCAAATGCGGCAAACAGTCCAGATCATCCCTTGCACCCGATATGGCCGACATGCACCGGAGTATGGCGCTCCAGTTGCGGTACGGGCGAGGATTGACCCGAAAACCGGATCAGATGATGCAATCGGGTACTTTCCACCCGGAACGGCCATCAAAATCGACGACCGGGTTGAGTGCGAAGGTAAGACGTACCTTGTCGTGCATGTTGGCGCTGACCGTGGCGCTGCGGAAATCGCACATGTGGAGGTGAACCTACGTGGCATCCGACTTTGAATTGGAGTGGTACGGAGACAAATTGATTGACGATCTGGAACGCGAGGCCGCTGCCGAAGTCAAGCAAGCGGCCGATGTCGTTTTGAAGGACTGCAACCCCCCCGTAGACGAGGGTGACCTGCGCGATTCGGGACATGTAGAAGTTTGGTCGAAAGTGCCCTATGGGACCGTTGGCGCGTCTGTTGTCTACGACGCGCCACACGCCCACCTACTGCACGAAAATCCAGCCTACTATGAACTGTCCAACGGAGAAGATAAATGGCTGGAGAGAGCCACAGAGAGGCGAGGTGATGATGTGCTGCGCGGGTTGCAAACGCGCATAGGGGGTGTGCTCGGTGGTGACTGACGACGACTTTGCCGACTATCTAGCGGCGGTCATTGGGCTCGATGTCAAGACCAACCTAATCGAGCAGGTCGATGACGTTGTCATGATACGTCTTTACGGCGGTCAGGCCGACCAAGAGCTGTTAGCACTTCGAAATCCGAACCTGCAAATATTCATCCGCGATCGGGACTATGCGAACGCGAAGCAGCTCATGTTGACAATCGACGGCGCACTGAGAGGTACGCGCGCGCAAATCGGGGGGATCGCTTGCACGATCCTTCCGAAGACCGGGCCCGATCCTCTTGGAATGGATAAAAAGCAACGTCATGTGTTCAGTATCAACTACGAGTTGATCTATCAAACCTGATAGGAGTGGATGACTTGACGAACAAACCGAAGACCGTTCTCGTTGAGCTCTTGGGCGATCCCAAGAGCTCATCTTATAACCTCGGAACCAAATCCGAACCGGATTGGCGCAAGGGTGGTGAACAAATCGAGCTGCCTCCTGAGAAGGCGGCTTTTTTTGTTGACACCCGCATGGCGGTGTATGTCGATCTGAAACTGGCCGCCGCGCACGTCCTGAGTCAACCCCAGGAAATGTACTTGCGCGCCGGTGACTTGGAGTTTGACCAGACCCCGCCCCAAGACAACCAAAACAAAGATAAATAGGAGGAATACCAATGCCTGCTGTGAACATTCTTGCAACTGCAAAACCGATCCCACTTGGCAACTGCCGAATCGAATTTGATGTCGACAACCCGACGAGCTTCCCGGTCATCGACCGTACAAAAGGCGGCTGCCATCTGAAGTACAAGCTCAACACGGAGAACGTGACGATGGACCAGACCGGTGACACGGCGCAGGACATTCTTCTCACCGGCGCGGAGGTCGTAGTAGAGGTTCCGATGTCCACCGCCGACCTTGAGCTGATCACCCGCGTTACTCCCGCGAGCACGGTTTACACCAATGCGACTACGCAAGAAAAGACGGTAGAGTTCACCATCCCTGCCGGTACATCGCTCCTCCCGTATGCGAAGAAACTCCGGGTGGTCCCGCTCAGCGGTGACGAAAGCCAAACGGTGACGATCTTTAAAGCCATCCCGATTCCGGACTGGGATCATGTGTACGATCCCAAGAGCCCTCATATCAAGATGGTCCGATTTGTCGGCGTCGCCGACCCGACCAAACGCAACCGCACGTTCTGCATGGGGCCGGAAGAGAACCTGCCCGCCTAATACAAACCGAAGAGCCGCCACTGTGCGGCTCTTTAATTTTCCTACGGAGGTGCGCAATGCTGCGTAAAATTCTGTTCTTCATTCTGTCATTCTTCAGAACTAAGGTGGCAAATAAATGGCTCGGCTCTCCGATCGATTCGCCGAGCATCCCGCGTGTTCGTGAAGTCTGGCTTGGCGGTTCCAACGGACGGATGATTACTGTCGAATCTTTGACTGTTGAGAAATACCTGCAGATCATCCCGCGCCTCGAACACATCCCGAGCTTAATTTTCAAGAGCTTCGAATATCGCGACACACCAGTCGAGTTTTTGACTGCTGCCCTCGATGTTGCCAAAGAGGAGTTGCTTAGCATCGTTGAGATCACCAGCGGACTTGACCGGAAATTCATCGCAAAACACGTCACAGCGCCCGAGTTGGTTCGTTTCTTGAAAGCTGTGTATGAGGTCAATGAGTTCGAATTTATCGCGGGGGAGATTCGGGGGCTCCTGAAGGGGGTGTTGAAGAAAGTCAAAACCGCCCCGCAGGACAACCACACCGATGGGTAACGCAGATGGTGGCGTTCTTCTCCGCGCACGGCATCACAAGGAAAGAGCTATTTCGCGACTACCTGATGATAGAGATTCCGGCAGTCATGAAAGAAATGAGCGAGATTGATGCCATGAGATCGGCGCGCGGATTGTCCATGTTCGGAGGCGTCTCCTCCTCCGCGTCTGTAGGGGGATACGACTACCTCAAGAACCAGGAGCTCGACGTAGGCGGTTTGGAGCACTTGCGGATGCTGACGGGCGGGAGCGCCTAGATTGGAGGGATACCGTTGGCAGTTGTAGGCAAAATCAGAGCTGACATCATCGTCGGGACCGGCCAGTCTAAGCGAGCGTTCGCAGAGACGAAGCAGGACATGGTATCCGTCGGCGTAGGTGTTCGAGCTCTGAAAAACGAGTTTACGCAGGTCGAGCGTGCGGTGATCTCTCAGGCTGATGCTACGAAGCGGGCTGCGCAAGAGGCCAAGAAGGCTGCGCAGGACCAATCTCTCGCAGCGCGAGAGGCGCGCGCGAATGCAGCGGACGCGAAGCGGGTGGCGAAAGAGCTTTCGGACGCAGTCAAGAACGCCTCTAACGAAGAAAAGCAGGCTGCGCAGGAGCGGGCTGATGCCGCAAAGAAGGCAGCAAAGGAATTGCAGGAGATCGCTCAGCAGGAAACAGCGCTTGCTCGTGAGTTGAGGAAGGTGGCGCAGGAGCGAGCGCAGATCGCAAGAGAAGCAAAACAACAGGCTGCAGAAGCGAAGAAGGAAGCAAGGGAACGCGCCAAGGCGGAGCAGGAAGCAACTGAAGCGCAAAAAAAGGCGGCGCAGGAGCTTGAGGACGCCATCAACCAGCAACGAGAGGCAATCCGAGGCTATGCAGCGCTTTCCACGGCTGCTTTCGTCGGCATTGCCATTGCGATCGCCCGAGCTACAAATGAACTCGCAAAATACGACCAGGAGCTCGCGAACCTGCGCGCCGTCACCCCGGTCACAGCGGACGAGTTGAACCGGGTGAAAGCGGCCGTGGAGAGCTTCGGCCCTAAGTATGGGGTTCACGTCGATCAGGCCACGCAGGCGACCGTCGAGTTCGTAAAAGCCGGCGTTGACCTATCCCGCCTAGCGGGCGGAGAGATTCAGGACGCGCTCGCGCTCATGATTGCGGGCGAACTGGAGGTCGGCGAGGCCGCGAACTACGCTTCTGGCGCGCTGAACACGTACCGCGATGAGCACCTGAAACTGAAGACGGTCGCCGACATAGCGGCCGGTGCGGCCAACGCTTCGGCAACCAGTGTCCGCGAGATGACATATGCGAATCAAGCACTCGGCCCTGTAGCGTCCCTTGTAGGCGCTAAGTTCTCAGAGGTGAACACGGTCCTCGCGCAATTTGCGAACAACGGTCTGCGTGGCTCTGACGCGGGCACAAGTTTGAAGACCGCACTGCTTGCGCTTGTCAATCCAACCGAAGAGCAGAAAACGGTTCTAAAGGATCTAGGCTTGGAGTTCTTCGACGCTTCCGGGAAGCTGAAGAGCTTCGCCGAAATTCAAGAGATGCTGCAAAACAAGTTGGCCCGCTTCAACAAACAATCACAGGAGATGATCTTGGCGACAATCGGCGGTTCGGACGCCGTTCGCGCTCTCGGGATCATGACTCGTGAAGGTGCTGAGGGATTCGAAGCGATGGAGCGGGCGATGTCCCAAGTCACCGCTAACGAGACGGCCAACACCAAAATGGATAGCATCACTGGCTCCGTGAAGCAGTTGGGGGCTGAATCCTCGCTCGCGGCCAGCAACTTTGCAGAAACGTATGAACCACTTGTACGTTTAGTTGTTGAAGGGCTCACTAAAATCGTCGAAGGGTACAACGGACTTGACTCCGGGGCGAAGACTACTATCAACGTGACATTGTTGGTTGGAGCAACGATGACAGCTCTAATCACCGTGCTCTTAGCAAGCACAGTTGCATGGAATGCATTGAAAACCGCAATAAATGGTTCAACCGCCGCGATGGCAATCTTCCAGCGCATGCCACTGGTACTCGGTTTGACTGCGCTGGCCTCGGGTATTGCGCTCGTGGTTGGATATCTTACCAAGGCATCCGAAGAGACAAAAAAATTCACAGAGGCACAAGATGCGCTGAACCAATCAATCGCCAATGCCGGCACAACCACCGACGCTCAGCGCCTTCAACAGCATCTTGACGAGGCAAAGGAAATCGATGAGCTCGTAAAAAAATACGAGTCTTTGAAGTCGCGCCGTGATGAACTCGCTTCGAAGGGGTGGATGGGTGCTTCGAAAGAGGACCGTGACACCATACAGGCGATCGACGACCAATTGAAGGAGTTGGATGCGTCCCTGAAGGCGCACGGTGTAACTATCGATAATGCCAAACAGAAATCGGCCGAAATGCGAGATGCGGTCAATGGAAACTTGCGCGGCGTAATCGAATTGACGCGGGCCAAGGTAGAAGAGATCGCGGCCGATCAGGACACGGTGAAGCGCATTAGCGCTCTGCAAAAGGAATACAACACCTTGTCAGCAGCAAAGTCCCTTGACGCCCAGCAAACAGCACGGTTACGTTCCGTCACCGATGAGTTGCGCCAACTGGTGCCTGGTCTCATCCTAGTCGAAGGTTGGCACGGGCGAATGACGATTGAAAATACAGGACTGTTAGGTGACAAGGTTTCCGCAATCCAGAAGGTCATCGAAGCGGAAAAGCAGGCTTCTCAGAACACTCTTCAAACGGGAATCGCTGCCGCAGAGGCTGAACGTAAAATCCTCCAAGATCGGCTCACCAATATGATTCAATTCGCAGAGGCCGTCAACTCGCTCAACTCCGGAGTCGCTGACCAGCATCTTGGGGACAACGTGCGCATGCGGCAAATTAACCAAACCGAGACCCATATGGGCATGATTCGAGCGCAGATCGGCGAGCTAAATGTAGCGACCGCCGAGGCCAAGGCTCAACTCGAAAAGATCAAGTCCGGCAACTTCTCTCCTTCCAAACTTCCAGAGGGGACCCAGAGCTACAAGATACCCGAGAAACCCAAGGCGGCGAAGGATGGGAAGTCAGCTGAGGACCTTGCCCGCGAGGCCGACCAGGCGCGTCGCGACTCCTATGATCGCGATCTTGCTTATTCTCGCCAGTTGCTGGAGCGCGGAAACATCAACGAAATGCAATATGTGCAGCGCCTTAAAGATATCCGGAAGTCATACGGTGATTGGCTCCAAAAGCACAATGAGGAGCTGTACCAACTTGACAACGATATCGCCAGCACCAGCGCTGCCGCAGCCTTTAAGCGTGTGGAAGACCGCAAGAAGGCATGGCAAGAGCAGGGGCGATCTGCGCGAGAGATCGCACAGATGGAAGTCGAGTCCTACACGTGGATCGCCGGTCAAGAAACGTTCCTAGCCGAAGACCGCCGAAGAGCAGAAGAGGCCCTGCAGACCGCCCGCCGTGAAATGCGCGGTTCAACGTTCCAGGTATCCGTTGATTGGATCGAGCAAGAAGCGCAGGCGATGCGTGACGCTGGCAGGACAGAACTGGAGATCGCGCAGATGAAGTATGACGCGTGGGGACGTGTGAACTCTCGCATTGGCCAAGGCGTCTACAACATCGAGGACGAGAAACGGGCCGCGTCAGAGCTGAAGAACACCTACCGCGAACTCATTGATGTGATGGCAAGCGACCTGCGCCGCGCGCGGGAAATCGATGCAAAATTGGCTATCGAGGCAGCGGAGAAGGAAGCCAAGGCGAAAGAAGCGGCGATGGAGAAGCGCCACAAGGCCGAGGAGAAGGAGATCGAGGACAAGATCAAGGCCCTCGATAAGCAGGCTGAAGCGGAGAAGGCAATCGCCGATCAGCAGGAGCGGCAGCAGAAGATCGCAGACCTCGAAGCGGCCCGAGCCAGCGTCGCTGGCGTATTGGATCACGAAAAGATCATGCTCGAAAACGGTGTCCTCGTTAAGAAAAAGGTTGCCGACCAGAAGAAATTAGACGAAATTGACAAGCAACTCGCCGAACTGCGTAAGGAAGCCGCTCAAAAGGAGCGTGACGAACAGCTGCGAGCGGAGCGCCAAAGACTGCAGGATGAGCTTGACGCAAAACGTGAAGCAAATGAAAAAGAACTGCAGGAACTCCGTGAGAAGAATGAGCAGAAGTTAGAGGCGTTGCGCACCTGGTGGGAAACCCAACTTTCTGAGGAGAAGATCAACTCCGACCTCCGCGAGGCAATCAACCGTGACGGCATGGAGAAGGTCCTCGAAAACATCAAGACATACCTTGGCGGCGTCGAGAGCGAGTACAAGGCAGCCCAAGAGCGAATCATGCGCCTTGGCGGGCTGATCCCGCCGTCTGCTGGTATCGGATCGGGAGTGCCGACATCGACCAAAGACTTGCCGCCCGTCAGCGCAGGTAAGGGAACGCCGGAGGATCTTGCGAAAGAGCAAATGCGCCGGAACAGCGAGGCATGGTCGCGTACAACTGACCCAACTGAGCGAGATCGCTTGCACCGGGAAAACGTGCGTATCGGAACCTCAATCGGAGGAAAATATGACCCGAACACCGGAAAGTGGACGTTCCATACTGGCGTCGATAAAGTGCCGGGCGCGCCAGGCTCCGATGTACCCGCGACTGTTCAGGCAGGTGAGCGAATCTTCTCCGTGTCTCAAAACGAGATCTTCACGCGTTACATGGAAGCTGTGCTAAATCGTAATCCGTTTGAGAGGATAGAGCGGCAAATGGCAGCGGCGCTATCTTACCAGCCGCCTACCGCACGTCGTTCGACAGCGTTTGGTGCTGGCCCGTTACAGGTGCAGGTCGACATCGACCTTGACGTGCATACCGCCGACCCGGTAGCCATCGCTCGTCAAGTAGGAGCCGAGACAGAACGAAGAGTGGTTGAAGAATTGACTGTCGCAATGCAAAACCGATAGGGCCGCTTGTTGCATGGCGGTCCTTTTGCTTATCAAGGAAGGTGATGACTATGACGACAAATCGAGCGATTATCCGCGAGCTCGTCGAAAAGCGTACGCCGTACGCAAAAACATATCTGCTCGCGGACGGATCATTCGAAACTCATCTCACGTCGGGCGCGCCGATTCACTACGAGGACGAGCACGGCAATCTGCACAACGTTGACACGCGCCTGTTTGATGCTGCGGACTTCGACCAGTTGGATGGTCCGGCAAGTAAGTACGCAGCGGCTACGGTTCGAGCCAAGGCTGACGAGGTACGCTTGTTGAAAGGGAAGCAGGCCCTGGACCGTACTCGTTTTGATTATCATGCTGTTAAAACCCCGTTCTTTCCGACTCTACCTCGCCAGATCAGACGTGGATATTCGATGGAATACGGTGTCGACCGCCTGCATCTCGTCCCCAGCAACGCATCTCCTGCGACTGGTCATCTGCTCGACGAAGCGCCGAATGTCGTCATGTACCAGGACGTTTGGAACGACGTAGACGTACGACTCGAAATTACCGACCTCGGAGTAAAGGCGACGTACACGCTAAAAACAGACCGCGCCCCAACCTTTGTGTCGTGGGAGGTTCGCGGCGGGGACCTCACGGACGACCTTACGTGTGGGGCGCTGAGAATCGAACCAGCATGGCTCGCAGACGCGCGCGGCGAGCGGCGTGACGTTGAGCTGCGCATTCGGCGCGAAAACGGTAAAACGTACCTCGATGTCAATGCTGATGTATCAGGGCTGACTTATCCTATCATTGTCGATCCAACGACAACATTTCAGCCTTCCGCTGCTACAGGATGGGACAACCGTCTCGATCCGACAGCTCCTAACACGGTATTTGCAAACGATACTGAAATGTTCCTCGGCTCCGATGGCGGAGGAATTAACATTCGAGGTATACTGCGTTTCGATATATCTTCCATCACCGGGCCAGTATCTAGCGCAACGCTCACGCTTACCGTCACCAGCGGATCATCTACATCTGCACCGTTATCATATCTTTACCGCAATACAGCATCATGGTCGCCGGGAACCGTCACTTACAACAATGCGCCTGCTTATGCATCGGCCACAAGCGGATCGGATTATGTTAATATTTCGATTCCCGCTTCTCCCGGAAATCCCTGGAATTACGCGTTTGACGTTAACGTGACCAGCATGGTCAGTGCGTGGCAAACGGGTGCGAATGCAAACTACGGGTGGACACTGATCGTTGATCCCAACAAAGTCAATACATGGAAGTATATCGGCACCTCTAACAATGCTAACGCGGCTGTACGGCCCAAGCTGATTGTTGTATGGAATCAACCACCCGGTGCGCCGACTGTCACCGCCCCGAACGGTGGCGAGAATTGGAACGCGCAGCACACGATCACTTGGTCAGCTGCGTCGGATGTCGACACGGCAACCGCAGCACTACAGTACGAGATCGGCCTGTCCACAAATAATGGTGGTTCATGGACTACTCTTGTCGCATTGACTGCCGCAGGCGCAACTTCGTATACCTACGATTTTAGCGCGATCGCCGAGTCAACAACGTGCCTGCTCCGCATTCGAGCGTACGATGGCGCATCCTACGGTCCATATGACCAGTCCAACGCTGTTTTTACCATCGCCCACAACGCAGCCCCGCTAAAACCGACTAACCTGACTCGTGCCAACTTCGATGCTGCGCAGGCTGCAATGATGACATGGGTCTACAACGATCCCAACGCGGGCGACTCGCAATCCGCGTTCGAACTAGAAATCTACGATACCGCCTCGCCGTCCACTCCGGTTAAGTCGACTGGGAAGACGGGCAGTACGACCAGTTCGTACACGCTCGCGGCGAACTCGTTGGCCAATGGAAAGACGTACCAATGGCGTGTGCGCACTTATGACCGAGCTGGCCTGTCGTCGCCGTGGTCGGACTATGCGACGTTCAAGTGCTCGCCTGTTCCCGTTGCTTCGATCAACGCGCCGACTTCCGGGCAGACGATCGGCTCAGACTCGTTCGTCTTTTCCGGCTCATACACTAATCCGACCGGAGTGGTACAAAAATCATTCCGCTTCCGCCTGTACAATTCAGCTGGTACGACCGTTCTGCAGGATAGCGGCGAAGTGCTCGGATATCTCAACCAGTACACGTTCTTCGGGTTGGCAAACAACACGTCGTACCAGATCGAGTTCTCGGTCACCTCACAAGATGACATGAGCGCGACATCTCCCAAACGTAGCTTTTCCGTCTCATACACGCCGCCCGCGACGCCGATCGTGACCGCGACAAACGACTACAGCCTCGCGCGCGTCATCATATCATGGACGAATCCAGCGCCATCAGGCGGGCAGCCAGCAGCGGCGCGAAATGACGTATACCGACGCAAGGTAGGAGATAGCGCATGGACTCTAGTCAAGCAAAGCGCAGTGTCTCCGTACCAAGACTATACGGCGGGGGAGGGAACTTATGAGTACGGAGTGACCGCGCACTCGGCATCCGGTGCTGTCTCCGCATATGGGACCGCACAAGTTACGCATTCGTTTGCGGGATTCTGGCTCATCGACGAATCGAATCCGTTAAATTCGTCATTCCAGTTCCTGTACTCCAATGCACCTGACGTTGAAATGATCGTGCCGGTCTACGAGGTCCAGACGTTTGCCGCCGAGACTCGACTCCTCAAAGGCCAGACGCGGTCATACAAAAGCACGTTGAGTGCACTTGTGTTGGCTGACGGAACCAGTGCGTACGCAAAAGTTGACAAGCTCGAAGAAATGGCAGTTGCCGATAAAAAGTACCTGCTGAAAATGCCGGGGGGCCGACGTTACCGAGTGGCGCTGTATCCACCAACGCATAAGCCCCGTTTCGGTGCACGGATAGCAGATGTATCAATCCAATGGGTGGGGGAGGTTGTGAAATGACCCAGGTGTCCGAAGCATTCAAGGCGGCGATGATCGCGGGAGTCTCAACCTGGTACGCTCGCGCCGATCTACTCGATAAGCTCGAAAAAGTAATTGGCCGGATCGAAGGAAAGGTAACGGACGGCTCTATCTCGGTTGACAAGTCTCGCAACGTTCGCCGCCAGTTCTCTCTCTCGCTCCTGAATGATAATAATGAGTTCACATGGGAACCTGGCGGGCTCATCTGGCTCGACAAACGTATTCGTCTATACATCGGATTGGAAACGCCGAGCGGCATCGAGTATGCGTCGCAAGGCGTTTTCTTACTTAAGTCCATGTCTGCAGCTGGGCGGGCTGATGGAGCGCGGGAGGCTTATCTCTCTGGCGGCGACAAGTGGAGGCAGTTCGATGGTCAGCCGTTGGGGAAGTTCGAACATCCCACGACGATTGTAAAAGGAGTGAAAGTAGCGGATGCCATTCTCCAGATAGCCGCCGATGCGGGCGAGACAAAATTCGCATTCGACGCGTGCGATGCCGTGGTTCCCTATGATCTCACTTTTCAGGCCGACGAGCCGCGCGAAAAAGCTCTATTGGAACTCGCCGAACTGCCTGTATTCGAACTGTATTATCGTGACGATGGCTTTCTGCGCTTCACGCCGAAGATTCGTAATCTTGATACAACACCGGCCGTGTGGACTTACGACCAAAACGACCCGATCACACTGTATGCCGGCGGCGAGAAACGCCTCGATGACGATGGATTGTATAACAAAGTTCGTGTGGTAGGAGGTTCCACGCAAACGCCGATCGTCGTCGCCTTCGCCGAGAATGCGAATCCCGCTGACCCACTATCCACCGTGAATATCGGTACGCGCTTGCATACGTACAACGGTGGATCTCCTGATCCACTCATTACAACGCAGCAGGACGCACAGAACCGGGCCGACTACGAGCTGTTGGACAAGACGCAGATCATCGAACGGCAAGACTTCTCATGCTCGCCGAACGTCCTGCACGATGCAGGCGACGTCATCAAGATCGTAAACAACTGGACAGCGACAAACGACAAATACGAGCTGCTGTCGTTCAGTGTGCCGCTGCGACCTGGTTCTTTGATGACCGGACAGGCGTGGCGTATACGAAAGGTGGGCGGTCAATGAGAGAGATATTGCGCGCATTTATTGCCGAACTTGATGGCATGATCGAAAAAGTTGCGCTAAAGGTTATTGATCGAATTGGCGCAAGGAACGAACACGCCTGGGCAATTGGAGTAGTCTCTTCGGTATCATCTAATAATCAGTTTGCTTCCGTATGGCTTAACGGCGATACGGTTGCGACTCCGAATATTCCTGTTGCCCCGCACGTCGGTGCTTTGTCCGCGGAAAGCCGTGTACTCGTTCTTCGTCGCACTCCGCGTGACCTGTTGGTGCTAAGTCGTCTCACGGCATTCAGCGACGGTAACACAATACAGATCTTGGAGCCGTGGCATTCGGCAACGTTGGTTAATTGGCAGCAAGCACCCGGATTCGCTCCGGTGTCTTACAAAATCGATCCATACGGCACGGTTCAACTACGCGGAGCAGTCGTGAACGGTACAGCAAACGATACCGTCGCCTTTACTCTGCCGCTTGGATTTCGACCTCCGTACACGGCCCGCTTTCACGTCGCGCGGCAAGGAAGACTCGGTTATCAGCTTACGGTTAATACAAACGGCGACTGCGTGATCAGTACCGTTGGTTCTCTGTCGGACTGGCATTCGTTCGACAGTGTTTTCTTCAACGTAAACGCAAATTAAATCAAATCCAATAGGTAGGAAGGCACAAAAGGAGGCCACCAATCATGTCGGGAGACAACAACATGATCCGCGAGGTGGCAGAGCTCCGCGCCAAGATGGACATCATGATTAGCTCTGTCTCTGATTTGCGAGACATCATCAATAGCAATTATCCGCCCCGCCAGGAGATCGATCAGCGTTTTGAGAGGCAAGGAGAGCGAATCGGAAGGCTTGAGTCTCGCGTACGGGACATTGAACAAGCCGGAAGAGGAATGTTCTTCCGCTGGGCTCCGATCGTCGTTTCTGTGATCGGTACGGGAACGGCGGTAGTTGTAGCATTGATGAAATAACAGGAGTCTCCTCAATTTTGAGGAGACTCAAATTTTTCTCTGGAGGGATCAATATGACTCAAAAAATCATTTGCATTGACCCTGGGCATGGCGGCTATGATCCGGGCGCTTGCGCGGGAGGGGTGCGAGAGAAGGACATCACCTTGCACATCGGCCTGCAGCTCCGTGACATTCTCCAGCGCGCCGGCTTCCGAGTGGTCATGACTCGCGAGACCGACACGTCACCGGGCGGCGCAACGAATGTCAAAGCCGACCTGCGGGAGCGGTGCCGGATCGCCAACAGCGCGGATGTTGATGCGTTCCTTTCCATTCACGTCAACGCCGGAGGCGGGCGCGGGGCGGAGATCTACGTGCACGGTGACGGCGGCCCGATCGCCGGACTCGCGCGCGGAATCGTAACCAACGTCGCCTCCATCTGTGGCACCCACGGCCGCCCGGTACGCGACGGCGGCCCCAATGGTGCGGCGTGGGCGGTCATCTGCAACACGAAAGCCGACGCCATGCTGCTGGAGATCGGCTTTATCGACTCCGAAGACCTCGCGAAGATCCAGGCGCACATCGACGAGTTCGCGCCGCTGATCGCGCGCGCCTTTTGCGAGTTCTACGGAGTGGCGTACCCGGACGAAAATGCGAAGAAGGTTATCTCGGCGATCAGCGCCTTGTACACCATCGCCGCGCCTGATGTGGGGGTAGCGTACAACTACGCTGCCAACGCCCTGCGGCGCGCTGTAGGAGAGATGGTGACGACCGATCTTGGCAAGCCCACCGAAGCGGCTGCGCGGCTGGCTTGTGCCGTTCTGGGGGCGTTGTGGCAGACCGGAGCGTCTACGGAGGTGCGGGAGGCTTTGCACCTCGCGGCGGACGCGTTGCGCGACGCGGTCGGCATTCCGAAAAACAAATAGGGGGAGTCACCGTGAAGAAAATCAAAGCTCTACTCGCCAAAGAGAAACTGAAGAAACCCACGTTCTGGGTCGGCCTGCTCGGCGCCGTGAAACTCGTTGCCAATGCGTTCGGAGTGGAGATCACCGATAGCATGGTAAACGACCTTGCAAACGGTCTGGCCGCGCTGTTCGTCGCCGTCGGTGTGGTAATGGATCATGGTACAAAAAAGACCACCACGTGATCCTAATTGTTGAAAGTTTTAAAGTTACAACGACACCCATGACACCACAGAAAAGAGAGAAAAAGACATGGCATACGACATCACGATTACCAACGAAGACTGTTTGGATATGTTCAAACGTATGGAGGACGAGTCGGCTGACCTCGCGCTGACCGATCCTCCATACGGCATTGAGTTTCGGAGCAAGCAACGGAAGAAGTCGGAGCAATTGCCGACGGTCAAGGGTATAGCCAATGACCACAAAAACAATTTGCCCTTCTTAGAGGAGGTAGCGGGCCAGCTTTACCGGGTGCTTAAGCCTGACACGCACCTTTACTGGTTCACTCGATGGGATAAGGTAGAGGATCACCTGCCAATGCTTAGACGGGTGGGGTTCAAAGTCAAGAACAATCTGATCTGGCTGAAAGGCGGCGGCGGAATGGGGGACACAGCCGGGGCCTACGCGCCGGACTACGAGTGCATTCTCTTCGGCCACAAGGGGCGTCGCCCGCTCAACGAGGTTGACGGCAAGAAGCGGCACAGCGACGTTCTGCGGTTCGTAAAGATCCCGCCGCACCGCCTGCAGCACTCGCACCAGAAGCCGGTCCAGTTGCTGGAGTTTCTTATCAGGAAGTCCTCAGCTCCCGGCGATCTTGTTGTTGACCCGTTCGTCGGAAGCGGAAGCACCGCTCTGGCAGCGCGGAACACTGGACGCCGTTTCGTTGGGGCGGAAATCACGCCTGAGATTTATAATGTTGCAGTCAGCAACCTTCGGTAGACAGTGCGACAAAGCCCTCGGCAAAAAAAGCCGGGGGCCTTTTTATTTTTTCACGTTGACATGTTGACGGGCAAATTCCCAAGCGTTGCGAATTTAATCATGTTCCCCCGCTCCCCTGCGTAAGATCCAGTAAGTCGTCAACAGAACAACAGTGTTGACGAGATATTTTTGACTTTGGGGTGAGGAGATTGACGGGGAAGAGGGCCAGAAAAATTCGATCAGACAAAGAGATTGTGGTAGCGCCAACGATTCCAGATTTTACACGCGCGCAACTCGATCAGCTTGCCATGATTTTTCGCGGCGAAGTGGATGAAGAGTCTTGGGTGGTCGATCGGATCGATTACACGCAGCGGATCGGCGCGAAAACAGTCGGCGAAGCGCTGGTCCTCAGTGGCCTCGCTTCGCTCGAAATCTATCACGCGCTGCAGCCTAATTTCTATCGTGATATCGTAATCAATCACGCTGGGGGAGAGGTGCACATTTTCGGAAATGCGGAGCGCCGTTTCCGGCAGGAACGACATGCTGCCTCAAGCAGGCTGTACATGGATTTCAGATCAAATGATTTCAAACAGATTGAGTTGGTTGCCTACGCTCTGGCCTGCAGACCAGCGACGGCATGTGGCCAAATCCTGCTCACTGCTCTCCGGCAAAAAAACGTTGTGCTACGAGTGATCGATCAATTTTCAACTGACGAGATGGACGTTGATCGCCAGTACCAGCTTCGCCAAGTTCTCCGGTGTTTAAACATCGATCAGTCCAAGAAGGATAATCTTTTGACAAGTATTCTTATCGGGATCTTATCGGATTGCATCGAGGGAACTCGCGGGTTAAGGTCTGTCGTGCGCGGCCTGATAGAATAAAAATGTCCCTGCTTAGAAAACAGGGACTTTCTAATATTTTTTCTAACGCAACCTCAGAAATGATTAGAAACAAACCGACACATTCCCGCATAAAATACACATGAATCCGCAATCTCGGAAGTAGACGGAAATATATCTGGATATCTCCGACACTTTCCGTTATAATAGGGATTATCCAATTCCTGTGTGGAAATCCCTTGCGTATCAAGGGTTTATCCGCTTGGGAGTGCGGTTATTCTAATATTTTTCTAATAACGGTCGCTTAGACCGTTATTTTTTTATCCATTGACAGAATTGCATTGCGTTGTTCTTTAGATGATGCGTGACCATATATCGAAAGTGTGGTCGACGGATCGCTGTGACCTAGAATTGCGGAAACGTCCAGTATGTTCGTTCCGTCCCTTAATTGCCATGTGGTAAACGTATGGCGCAAGTCGTGGAGCGATGCCTTTATATCCAACTTCTTGGCGACACGTGCAAAGTATCGTCCGGCGAGATCAGGATCAAGTGGAGATCCGTCCATTTGACAAAAAACCAAACCGTGATCTTTGTAGACGTTCCTGTGTCGCATCATGATCGTCTTCTGATACGCGATCTGTTCCTTTAGGATTGCGATCAGGTTATCGCCAAGGGGGATGTCCCTTACAGATGAAGCGGTCTTTGGACTATCCTTAAGGATAACGCCGACATTTGGAATTCTCTGTGCGATCTGTTTTATCGAGATGATTTTCTCGTTTTCCAAATCGATTTTATTAATTGCCAATCCGCAAATTTCCCCAACCCTAGCTCCGGTCAAGAAGAGTGTTTTAAAAAGCCGGTTGATCACCTGCAGCTCGAATTCCTTTTCGAACTTCCGTTTCTCCTTCGCGTCTTTGATCCGCATATCCATCTCCTTAAAAATACTATCTACTTGCTCCGGAGTAAGGGCCTTTGGTCGCTTCTTATCCATCATCGGCATTCGGATTTTTTTCAATCCTACATGCGGGATCAGATCCCACTCAACTGCCTGAGCAAGCGAGCTTCGAATGGCACCGACATATGCTCTGATTGTTCGTGATGACAAATTTTCTTTGATCATGAAGGAAACGAACGCCTGGATCAGCGTGGTGTTCACCTCGTGCAATGGAGGATTCGCATTGATCTTGGAGTTTTCATGGAACTCTTTGAGCTTAAGGATCGCATTGGTATATGTCACGTGAGTCCTTGGTGCATAGTGAACCGCTATGTGATTTTCGTTCCAATGGTCTAGAAACTCGAAGAACTTCATGTTAGATGATACAGTCAATTTGTTCTGTTCTTTCAACGTAAGGAACAGCCTTTCAACCCGCTCGGCCTCTTTCTTGTTCTTCGGATCTTTCCTGCCGTTCAGAACCGTTTCCACCTGCTGGACATTCGAACACTTAATCCATTTTTGTTTTGGCTTTCCCGTTTTTGGGTTAATTTCCCCGGTGTAGTGGATAATGTACCAGCTTCCACTCTTTAGAGTTACGGCCATATCACTCGTCGCCTCCCAAGCATGTGTGATGGAATTATTCTATCATTCCGGTAAGGTAGGTGTGATAATATTGTTTTGGGAATATTCCTAGACCACCTGTTGCCCTCCCAAGCGCTGGTGGTTTTTCTTTATGATAATAACGACCATGAAGTCACTTTTAGTTGCCGCATCTGTAGCAATTTTGTAAAATTGGATTTAGAAAGTGTGTAGTTGGAGGTGTTGGTGTGGACGAGAATTTTATTCTAGGAATGAATGTTCGATATTTTCGGAAGAAGCTAAACATGAAGAATGAGACCTTAGCTGGTCTGATGAAATATAGTAAATCTTGGCTTTCTAATTTAGAAAACCACAAGCAAAAAACGCTAATTGACGAAGATGACATCATAAGACTGGCAGATTTCTTGAAGACGTCAAGGAACATTCTATTAGGTGTAGACGACATCTTCTCTGAAAAGATGTCTTGTCTCGATGAGCACATCTCTCGTAGGGAGTTAGGGGAAAATGTTGTTAAGTTATCTGATGGACTAATATTATTAGCAGCAGAGAGAAATGGACCCAGAGATCAATCACTCGCCGTAATGAAGCGTGGTAACATTGAATATCTAAAGGGAGAATACCTAAATGCATTGGATCTCTATACCGATGCTCTTGCGATCTCAGAAGGTGCCTTTGACTTTCCCATGAGTCAGAAACTAAGGCAGAACATTGCGGCATCATATGTAGAATTGGGGGATTACGAATTAGCGAAACATACGATAAAAAGGAACATTAGTGACTTGAATGATCTCCATGTCCTATCGTCGATTCCTCGCATTGAACAGGCCAAGAACCATAAGATATTAGGGACTCTCTATTTTCAACAAGAAAAGTGGGAAAAGGCTTTTGATCACATCTCAAGAGCACTTGAAATTATCCCTTCTGAAGACACTTCTACATTGCGTGGAGAATGCCTACAAGTATTAGGAGCTATCCACTTTTATGGTAATCGGTACTGTGAAGCTGTCGATCTTTCACGTGATGCAATAGAGCACGCTTGTAAAACGGGTGACGTATTATGTGAGAGTTACGCTTTGAGGATTATTGGGAACGCCGAACTATCTCTAGGTAATTTAGAGAGAGCGACATATTTTCTGCAAGAAGCAAAGCGGAAAACACCAGTAGAACGTCGCGGAGAACACTTAGAACTTGATATTTTGCTCATGCAATGCAAGACATATGACATTGATCAATATAGGACAATGCTGGCGATCATTGAGGAATTAGAAATGATGAACTGCGCACCTAGAAAACTGGCGAGGATGTACGAACAATTGGCCAAAGTGGCGATTGAGATCGGCCTGCTTCTTGAGGCGAGCCATCATTTGCAAAAAGCTATTCAAAAATTGCGAGATATAATAATATAGGAGCGGGGGGTGTTACACTTGAAGAAAATTGCAATTGTTTTATTTGCTGTCACACTATTCTTGTCTGCGTCTGAATTCGGGAACAACAGTAAGACTGCCGACATCAAGCCAACCGATCCGAACGGATATTTCAAAACTATGTAAACAATTCATAAACGGGTGAGCGACGTACATGCTCACCCGTTTTCTTTCGTAAACTGAATAATTTGTTCACGATTTCATGGATTCTATTCAAATACTTTTCGAAATGGGTTAAGATCAACTTACTAACTCAGGAAATTCGGAGGGTATAACGAATGGGAAGCACAACTTGCATTCAATTAGAACAACTCGTTCGCGAAATCGATTGCCCGGATGAAAAACAATTACTTGATGAGGTTATTGAATCCATTAGAAAAAATAGAAAAAAATAGAGCCCTTGCGAATATGTCGTAAGGGCTCTATTTTTTCTTACGTTCTTTAAGAATTTGCACCGTTATGCGCAAATGTTCCCGTTCAACATCATCGAGAACAACTCCATCCAATTCTATAGGCAAATCATTTTCAAGAGCATACTCCAGTTCATCCAATTTTGTTCTTTTTGATTTCGGTGCGGGACCGTTTTTTGTGAACTTAACAAAAGACTCTACTGGACATCCATATGTATCAGCCAATAGATTTAGAGTGGCTAGATCCGGTTCAGCGACGTTATTTTCATAACCTCCGAGTGTCTTATGGTTGATTCCTGTGATTGTTTCGACTCGTTTCTGTGTATATCCAACTTTTTTACGTGCTTCCTTTAATACATCTCCTAGAGTTCGATGCCCCATAAATTACTCCCCTTCCCTGTACAGGATACCACGATACTCATTTTTTGAGACAAAAAACCTAGATACTAAGGTTTTTTAGGTTGACACCTTAGAAACTAAGGTGTAATATTCTAGGCAAGAAGTCTTAGAAAATAAGGATTGGAGGTGTTTAAGACGCTATGAGAAGTATGAACGAACGCATTAGGGAACATCTTGATGAACAAGGTGTGAAATACTCCGCAGCCGCTTCGAAATGTGGGATTAGCTATAAGAGATTTCTGCGTTTACTTAACGGTCGCGCGCCTCTTGTTGTGGATGAATATGAGTTAATTTGTCGTAAGGGTCTAGGTGTTAGTCCGGCGTATTTTTTTGACTCCAAAGTCTTAGAAAGTAAGACTGAGCTAGTGACTACATCAACCTAAGAAACATCAACAGATTTTTAGATACCTTAATCTCATTCTAGCAAATTCTGCTAATTACGACTAGGAAGGAACGCACGTTCGAAAGGAGGCTAAGGATAATGCAACATTTGATTGAACCGACCATTGGGGCCCTTTGCAAACGGATTGAGGCATTGGCTGTTGATGGGGAAGTTAGCGAACTGGTGAGTTTGATCAGTGCTACAGCTACGCTGGCTGGATCATTTGATCACGTTGAAACGATCGATGTGAAAACAGCCGCTCAAATCCTCGGAATTGCTGAGCGCCGCATGTACGAGATCTGTGATCGCGAGGATTTCTATCCGTGCATCATCATCGACAGCACTAAACGCATCAACCGAATGTCCTTTTTCAGATGGTTATCCGAAAGGCAAGTTGTGGAGACCGCGAGCGGTTCATCCAATCAACGAAAAAGGGGAGCAGCATAACCCAAAGTAGATCTGCGCAGGCGCCAGCAATATGCCGTAAGTCGTGTCCCTCCAGATAACAAAAATCCCAATCGATTGTGAGGAGTGAGAACAATGTATTTGATTACTCGTGATATCGTTGCCGCTCGTATGTCTGAACTGAAAATCAATCAGGTTGACTTGGCAGGAATGGCCGAATGCACACCCAGCATGATTTCTCAGTTCTTGTCTGGCCGCACTAATTTGAGCACCAAATTGCAAGTTAGAGTCGCAAAAGCACTGGGCTTCGAGGTAGATCTGCGTGTGCTGGAGGTTGCGGCACAAGTCAAAACCATGACATACCCGGCTCTTAAAGAATTGGCGATAGATATCCAAACTTCTGTCGGACAATCACAGACTTTCGAAGATCTCGGTCGAGAGGTCGCCCGTCTGCTACGCGAACACAACCTGATCACACCTTCACGCCTCGCCGAACTGACCCAGGCATCGCCTGAGACCGAATCGCCGATGGCCGGTTAAAAGGAGAGCAATCACATGACCAGACTTAAAGCTGTTTGTCTGACCCGCGTGGCTGTAAATGAGCTACCGATCCCGATGCTCAACACCATCGAGCGTCATATCGAAGAAGGCTGGAAGCTCCTGCATTGTGAGCAAGTCGGCCTAACGATGACCGACGAGATCGGTTACAGTGCCTTCCTCATGGATCGCCACAGCGATGAACGCAAGATCGTGCGCTTTACGCCCGGAGAAGGTGTGTTCCAGACCACGATGACCACGCGTGAAATGTCATACTTCGATCCGGCAACACTGACTGATCTGCTCAAAGCCTACGTCATGATCAAGCGGACACCCACCAGCTACTGCTCCTGCTGTTCAACTGACTATGAGCCGGGCCAGCTCGTTCACTATATCGTCATCGACAATGACACCGTATGCACTCACTGCTCAGAGGGAATCAATGCGCAGAAAGAGCTGCGAGTCTACATTGCTGATTAGGAGCTGATTACAGTGAACATCTTTCTTCTTCCCAAGCCCTTGGTAGACCGTGTGTTGCAGATTATTCCGCAACACACCAAACTTGCAGCTGAGTATTCACGGCTTCCGATTCATCCTTCTCAGTGGACGGATGATCAGAAACAACGGGCTGATGTGATCTTAAACGAGATCAATTACATGCGTACCGAACGTGAAATGATCGAACGATTGGCTGCTTCTCTGCCCGAGGATGGCCAGATCGCGAAAACCGCAGTATCAAGTTGTTCCATCTGCCAAACCAACTTCCAGCAAGAAGAATATGTCTGTCGGAATCCAAAAATCGAAGAAGCTGCCATGCATCTGACTTGCGGCGCACACGCGGGTTTTGCTAATGAACTTGAAGTGGTTCAGTATCATGTTTCTGAACCTGGCTGCGCGGTCGATCCATCTCAGGAAGGCATCATCGTAGTGCTGTCCGATCAGGATCATGAAGCTGAAGTTTCACCATGAGCACCAATACTAAGAGTCATTTCGGAAAGGTGATCCGCGCGCACTTCGGGGGAGTCGAGTTGGAGCTGTACATCCTCAAATACGACCGTGATAAACCGTCGGTAGTCAGGTGCATCGATAAAATAGGTGTTGAATATGAGGTTCCTGTTAAGCAGGTAAAGGGCGACGGCTCCCGCAAGACCAAGAAAGAGATGCTCGCGTACCAAGCAAAGGCGACAATGCGCTATAAGACAAAAAAATGAGCCCGACGCGGTAACGTCGGACTCGGGCACTTCGAAATATTTCATTGGATTCATTTTAGCACGAAACCAAGCACAGATCAAACACCGGAGGTAAGCCGCCATGCCAGCTGTACCGAAGCCGCAACATGACCGAGGCGCGAAATTGCGCCGGAACCACACGAGAATCACCAACTCGGCGCGCGCGGAAGTGAAGCGTCGAGCGGATGGATTCTGCGAACGTTGCGGCAAGTTTGTGCTGGGCCGTGGCGGCGAAGTAGCTCATCTGGACGGAGCTGCCCAGCTAGGCTGCGGTGATCAGCCGTGGAATTTGGTGCTACTCTGTGGGCCAAGCAATCAGACCGGGACCTGCCATTGGTTCATCGATTCGAGAAAAAAGTCGGGTGGTTCTGATTGGAGTGCCAACAAGCGCGCCGAACTCATGGAGCAGTACGGCGTGGAGATCTGCACACCGTCACTCTGTGGCGCTGAGACAATCCACCGGGACGCCTCCGGCGCTCCGATCTGTGACAACTGCATCGATTTATACCCGGAGCGTATGCAGGCCGGGTATGCACCCGGTCCGCCTACATAGGAGGACAAGCATCGTGAAACGGCAAACGTATACCCCGTTCGCATGGGGCTACATCAAGAAGGGCGTGTTGATTACGTCCGACACCTACGGGGCCAAGCAGACAGCGACAGCCCCTAGCACAACGAAGATGAAAGGGTGATCCAAATGGCACGAGTGATTGCCTTTGGTATGGAAAAGGGAGGCGTCGGCAAGACAACAGGCGCGGTGAACTTCGCGGCCGTCCTAGCTGATAGGGGCAATAAGCGGGTTCTGCTCGTTGATTGTGATCCTCAGAGCAACGCTACGAGCTCCTGCGGTATCGTGGTAGGCGCGGATCAGCCTTCGATCTATGAAGCTTTGACCACGGAAAAGAAACACCGTGTTAAGACGGTGGAGGCGATCTACAAAACCGAGCATGGCTTTGATATCCTCCCAGCGGTTCGCGAGTTCGCCGTTTTCACGCAGGAGCTCACACCAGCGATGGGGCCGACGCGCTTCACACTACTCAGAGCGGCGCTGGCGCAGGTGGCAGATGACTACGAATATATTGTGCTCGATCTGCCGCCTGGACTCGGACCGCTGACGATAAACGGCCTGACTGCCGCGACTGATGTCGTGATGCCGGTGCTATGCGAGATCCTGCCAACGGCAGGTTTGGTGCAACTCCTCGACACCATTGAGTGGGTAAAGCGATCAGGGCTGAATCCGAACCTACAGATCGCTGGGGCTTATCCCTCCAAATACGAGGGGGCCACATCGTTGCACCGCACGGTGCGGAACCACCTGCGCCGCTTTTGTCACGAGGCGGGCATCCCTTTCGTTACCAGCTATATCAAGAAGTGTGTTCGATTCGGCGAGGCACCTGATCTCGGTGTCCCGGCCGTCCTTGCAAGCAATGATCATGCTGTTCAGAACTTCCGCTTGGTGGTCAAGGAGACGCTTGGCCTATGAGTGGAAAGAGCCTGCTGCGTGATGGAAAGAGAGGCTTGGCGGGCATGTTTGGTACTTCGCCCGCCGCTTCCACCACACCTGTCTATCATGAGGAAGCATCGCTCCCGTCGACCTCGGCCACGAAGGCCGAACCACCGATTAGCGTCACGCCCACTCAGGAAAGGGTGAACGAGCAACAACATCCAGCATCTGCATACGGAATCATCGCCAACATCTTCTCGCGCAAGTTCACCGGGCAGCAGAGCTCCATATTGCTGATGATTTACGAGTTGAGCTTGGCACGTGGCAGGACGATCGCCGTCGTGCCTGAGCTGCAGGACTTTGAGCTCGCCGGGGCGCAGCGAAACAAGGTTGGCACCGGGGCGCTTAAGGAACTGGAGGAAGCCGGGGTGATAATCCGTCATAGGATGACGAACGGCTACGAGATCGTGACAGACGTTGAGAAATGGCAGGTGCCGCTGGTGCCGAAGTTCAGCCAGCAGCGGTATTCGGAACTTCTGGAACACAATCCACCTGATGTACCAAAAAAGGACATCATGTACCAAATTGGTACATCATATACCGAAACGGGACATGATATCCCGAATTGGTACATCACATACCAAAACAGGACATTCTATCGCGATTTGGTGGGAATTCCACAAATCAGCCATATCCCGGAATGGTACACGATATCCCAAGGTGGTATATGGAGTGATATCCCAAAACAGTACATGATATACCAACTCGGTACATCATATCCCGATATGGGACACGACAATGTACCAAAATGGGACATCATGTACCAAAGCGGGATACGATATACCAAGTTGGGACATAATTCGGCGGAAATTCTCTTACTGCTGTCAAGTAACTCTATAGCAGATAAGAGAGATTTAAAAAAAGAATCTAAAATATATCATCATGATGATGAAGTCAATAGTCTCAGAGAAACTTATCAGCAGTATAAGTCGCTATGGGATGCGTACAAGAAGATTTTCGGCTTGGAGCCCAATCCGATCATGATCAATAAGCTGCATTCGTTCGTCGAGGACGGCATGGAAGAAGTCGTGGTCATCCATTACATGACCAAGGCCCGAGAAGGCAACAAGACTCTGGACTACGCCAAGAAGTGCTGCATCAACGCCTACGAGAAAGGCATTCGAACGCTGGAGGCGGTCATCGAGGACGAAAAGGCTTTCGAGGCGGCCAAGCATCAGAAACAGTCAGGCGGAGTTGGGAGTCAGCAACTGAACGTGCCCAGCGCGCAAGCCGACCAGTGGAAACTGAAGTTTGGAGGATGATACAGATGGGCGATGGTTTCACAACACCCTTTGATGTTCTGAAGCGGTTTACACCTCCGATGACGGTTATGATTCCGACCGTGGAGGACTTGCGGGAGAAGTTGCCCGTTTTGCAATCTGCGTCAGACGAGGCGATCCGTTCGCGCATGATCGACCTTAGCGTAGCGGCAACGGCGTATGAGCGGTGCGGAGCATGCACCGGTTTTGTAAACTGCTGGCGGTCGGGCGATGGGGCCGGCATGCTTGAATCGATTCGAGTAGACGTTGACGCCATCGTGATTAGCACTTCCGAGTGCAAGCCGTCTCGCGATTTCCGTTCTCAGAAGCGGCAAAAGAATCTGCAAGAGGCGTCAGGTATGACGAGCGTAGACCGTGGATTCACGTTTGCCACGTATCCGGTAGATCAGGCGCGCAAACACTTGCCACTCTGGAACCGGATGCGGAAATTCGCTGACGAGTACCAAGCGGGCCAGCAAGGCAAAGGGGTGTACATCTTCGGGCCCACGGGTATCGGCAAGACTCACATGGAGCTCGCCTTGGTCAACAGGTTAGAGGAACGAGACATTCCGGTGATCTGGATACGAGCTGATGATCTAGTCGGTCGGCTCCGCGATGCGAAACTCCGTGGCGATGCCGAGTATGAGCGTATGGTTCGCCTGTATGCAGAAGTGGACGTACTGGTGATCGATGAGATAGGACAGCGCGGCAAGACAGACTTCCCGCCGGAAGCGCTGATAGATGTGCTCGATCCTCGGGCGGCAGCGAGTCGTCCCACGTTCTTTACTTCCAACCTTCAACCGAACGAAATTTACGAGCATCTGTGCCGCGACGTTCGAGCGACCCGCATGGTTGAGGCGCTGCGGTCTCGGATCGCGGCGGTCGCAGATGCTGCCATGATGATCGGCCTTGATCACCGTGTCGCATCGATGGATGTCCTCATGCCAGTACAGGGGGCGAGCCAATGAACCACCTTGTCAATGTCGAAGCAGAGCAGGCGGTGATCGGTGCAATTTTGGTCGATCCAGACTGCTACCGCACGGTCATCGATTTAGTGCAGCCTGAAGATTTTGGGCGCACTGCTCACGCAATCATTATGAGCTCCATTGTGGAACTGGATGAAATGGGTAAGCCGATCGATTTGATCAACCTGACCGAGTTTCTGCACGAGAGTGGTCAAGTCAAGCGAATTGGCGGTATCTCCTATCTGTCCAATCTACAAAGGGCTGTGCCGACATCGGCCAACGTTGATCACTACTGCGAGATTGTCAAGAAATATTCAAATGCTCGCATGGTGTTCCGGTTCACGGAAGAAGCGGCCACCGCTTTGGAACAGCGTGAACATCCCGATTCGGTGGTAATGCGCCTGGAAGACAATCTACGGCAGAGCTCAAGTCAACGGGTGAAAACAGACTTTTTGCCCATGAAGGACGTTCTTCTGAACACTTTCGAGAGGATTGAATTCTTGTTCAACAACAAGGGAGCGGTGACGGGCATTCCGTCAGGGTTTACCGACTTGGACAAGCTCACTTCCGGGTTCCAACGTAAGGATTTGATCGTCATCGGCGCTCGTCCGGCCATCGGAAAAACGGCTTTAGCTTTGAACATCGGGCAGGAGGTCGCCATCAGAACAAATCAAGCTGTCGCAATCTTCTCGCTGGAAATGGGAGCGGAACAGCTGGTGCAAAGGATGCTCTGTGCTGAAGCGAATATCGATGCCAACAAGATGCGTACCGGATTTCTAGACGATGACCATTGGCCACGCTTGGCGATGGCCGTCTCCGCTCTTTCCGAAGCGCCGATCTACCTCGACGATACGCCAGGAATCAAGGTAGGTGAGATCCGCGCCAAGTGCCGTCGTCTGAAAGATCAGGTCGGCGAGTTGGGGATGATCATCGTGGACTATCTCCAGTTGGTCCAACCGAACCGACAAACTGGTAATCGCGTCGATGAGGTGTCGCAGATCTCGCGCATGCTGAAGCTGATTGCAAAAGAGCTCAATGTGCCTGTGGTCGCCTTGTCCCAGCTCTCCCGTTCCGTTGAACAGCGTCAAGACAAAAGACCAGTGATGGCTGATCTTCGCGAATCTGGATCGATCGAGCAGGATGCCGACATTGTCGCCTTCTTGTACCGCGACGATTATTACAACCCGGAGAGCGATCGGAAAAACATTATCGAGATCATCATCGCCAAACATCGCAGCGGGCCGACCGGGACCGTCGAGCTGGTGTTCCTGAAGAATTTCAACAAGTTCGTCAATCTGGAACGCTCCCCAGCATCGCTGCCCGCACCTTCTCCAGCGGAGCACAAGCAGAATGCACAACCAAGTATTTTTGACCAAATCGCATAAGGAGGATGGAATCGATGAAAGCAGAGGCAATTGCAAAGCTGCGCGCCGAGATGGCCGCGAATCAGAACGATGATATGTTCCAGGAAGTCGGAGAAATTCTCATCGATCAAGTAGAAAGCAAACCGGATGCGGCAGAGAAGATTCTGGCTGCTGACAAGTCGATCGCGAAGTGCATCGATGCTATGGAGGTGGAGGCGCGCAAGAAACCGAGGAAGAATAATCGTGCCGGTCTTTCGTATCGTGAGGGCTGCGCGATCATGTTGAAGTACTTCGGGATCGAGGCAGAGGCTCCGGCCGCGAAGCCCGCCACGCCCGCACCAAAGTCTGGTTTCGTAGTCAATTTGTCCGACTACTTGAAGTAGAAAGGCAGGAGCGATCATGACCCAAGAGCAACAGGATTTCTTCGCGCACTTTACCGAGAAGATCAGCCAGGAGCTCGTCGACTACGTGACAAATAACGTATTCCGCTACAGCCGTTATATTTTCGTCTGGCGAGAAAAGAAAACGCAATGGGGCCACTGCACACATTGTCATCAGACTGTAGTGGTAGCTGAGGGGGAAGGTTATCTCCGGCACAATGCTACTTGGAAGTGCCCGGTTTGCGAATCTGAAGTCACTGTGAAGTCGAGCGGCATAAGCCGCAAGTACATGGTCGATGAAGCGTATCTGGTATGGTATGAGAAGTCGCTCGTAAATCCCAAGGCGATCACAATGAGGGGGATTCACCTAAAGCGTGACTATAGGGGAGACTTCAATTGCGTAGAGACGGTGTTCCGGGTGGAATCAATGTATCTGTTTGCGCCTGGACATAGCGAACAGTGGTTCCAGACGTGGCAAGGCAAATGGTATAAATCAGAAAAGATTTTTTCTGAATGTAGTGGCAATGGATTTAATTACAACCACAGTATGTACCGTGTCCCACTCCACGTACCAGAGGAATGCATCGCGCGTGCGGTCAAAGGAACTCCCTTTCAATACAGCACATGGAAGACATATTTCGACGGAGACATGGTTCGGTTTTTCGATCTTTTCACCAAGTATCCGTGCATCGAATACCTCACCAAAACGGGATTCAAGGAAGTCGTCAGGGCGAAACTTAACGGCTGGAAAACCTATGGGGTAATTAACTGGCGAGCTAAGAGTTTGCCTGCGGTACTGAGAATGACGAAGCATGATCTGAAAAATCTGCGGGCATCCAATCATCAGTTCTTGGATACCTACCTTCTGTATCTGATTCAAACTGCAAAGAAAGACGGCTCAAAACTGAGTATGGACGAACTCAAACGAATTTGGGCTGATCTCCCAGAGATGTATGAGCGCGACCTACGAAAAGCTCTGCAGAAAGCTACACTTCAAAAACTGTATGCATATTTTAACAAGCAGCAAAAAAGAATCGAATTTTTAACTTCTGTCAGTGCAGTTCTGCTGATGTGGAACGATTATATCCGCGATTGCGTTGAACTTGGTTTCGATCTTTCTGTCGAGACGGTGCTTTTCCCATCTAATTTGCATTTGGCCCACGAAATCACTACTCGTCAAGTCAATGTCAAAAAGAATGAAAAATCGATAGCTGGGTTTAATGCGCGCAGCAAGGCTCTAGAAAAGCTAAGTTTTGCGGCGCAAGGTTTTTTCGTCCGGCCTGTTGCAAGTCAGGAAGAACTAATTACCGAAGGTAAGACACTGAAACACTGTGTCGGAGGTTACGCAGACAGCCACGTTAAGGGACAATGCGGAATACTCCTTCTTCGAAAAGTGGATGATCCTGATACCCCTTTCTACACGATTGAAATCCGGGGCACGATGATCGCCCAATGTTATGGTTACAAGAATTGTGCCCCGACTCCCGAGGTGGCAGCTTTCATCAAGTCATTCACTGCTGAGAAGTTGACCAAGAAAGAAACTGCACGGATTGAATCCGTAGAACTGGAGGTAGCCGTATGAGTGAATTGGTTATACAGAGAACGCCGGACGTGATAGCGGCGGAGATCAAAGCGATTGATACACAGGTGAAATCGATCGTCTTAACGGCCAGTGTGGAGATCGGCCGCCGGTTGATCGAAGCAAAAGAGCAGTTGCCTCACGGCCAATGGGGTAAATGGTTGGAGGAGTCTGTATCCTACTCGCACTCCACGGCCAATAACCTGATGAAGCTGTATCGCGAGTACGGCGACAAAATCACAAGCATTGGGAATTTCGACTATGCCTCGCTTCCGTACACGAAGGCCGTTGCTCTCCTCGCAGTTCCTGCAGAAGAACGCGACCAGTTCGTTGAGGATCACGATATTGAGAACATGTCGGCACGCGAACTGCAGGAGGCGATTCGGAAGCAACGGGAAGCCGAGGAGCGGGCGGCGGCAGCAGAGAAGCGGGCGGCAGATGCAGAATTACTACGGCGAACCGATCTCGAAGCTCGTAAGACGTTGGAAAGGGAACTTCAAGAAAAGGAAGCAGCAGTTGAGGCTTTGAAGGCGCAGATGGAAACGGCAGTCGCATCCGAAGCGGCGGAGGATGTCACGCGCCTTCAGAAACAGCTCGAAGAAAAGGAAAACGAACTGCTCGATGCCCAAAAAGAATTGAAAAAGGTGCAGGCTCAGTTGAAGGAAAAACCGATAGAGGTCCCGGCCACTGTCACAGTCGAGAAGGTGCCCGATGAGATTCTGCAGGAGCTGGAGAAGCTTCGGAAGATAGAAGCGCAGTTTAGCACCTCTGAAGCGGCGATCAAGTTTAAAGTCGCCTTTGAGAGCTTGGGCTCCCGATTCAGCGAACTGCTTGCCATTCTTACCGAGATCCCGGAAGAGGATCGCGGCAAGTACCAGGCTGCGGTGATCGGACTGCTTGGTAGCATGTCCGAGAAGATCGGATAGCTACCATGTGGTTTTTCTTCTTCGATGATGATCCTCAGCAGGTCGAGGCCGATCCGTCTGATAAGTGGAACGGGATCGGCCTCGGCTACCGGATCGAGTTTGAAGACAACGGGATGCATCGGCACGGCTATGTGTTTCATCTGCAGCACAGTGACAAGCCCGAAGTTCTGGCCCGCGTCTGGATCGAGGAGAAAAACGCCTGGGAAGAGTGGTTTGCTGTCGTGGTTGATGACATCAAGAACCCGATCCACGGCCTGAAACTTTGCGGCGAAGAATTGTCCGAGTGGGCAGAGCAATATTACACGGCATGCCAATGGTACTTCGAGCAAAACGGTGTTTACCCGTTTCCATTCCGTCCTGGCTTCGACACGGATCTCGCTGAACAGCTCGATAATCACATGGAGAGCGCCAAGACGCCAACCTACCATGAAAAAAAGAACGGGCGCAAGATCAAGATCGATCACATAGGCGGCCTTGCTTCGTTTCGTGGAACTTTTGAACTGATAGCTTATTACCAGCCTTGGTTTCCGCAAATCAAAGTTTACCACTGCCTTGTCAAAACAATCGAGGGCTACCGCGACGTTCACGTAGATTTCAAAAAAAGAGCTATCGCAGTATATCAGCCGACCAAACTGGTTGTGCTTGATCGGTACAAGTTCCGAAGCAAAAGGGACATGGACGAATTTGCATACGGGACCAATGGAGGTGATGACGAATAATGCATTTCATTTGTCTCTCTTGCGGTTCTTTCTGCAAAGGCAGCGAGGAGCAACTGCAAAACAATTTGTGCGAAAAGTGTGAGGAGGTGCAGGCAGATGAAAAAGTGTCCTCGGCACCGGTTACGTGAACTCCGTCTGGCATTGGGCCTGACAGGTCCAACCATAGCGGCTAATGCGGGCATGACAAAGCAAAACTACAGCTCGATCGAGTCTGGTCGCGGCGCGGCCCGAGTGGAGACGATGGCCCGGATTAACGCCTACCTCCGCAAAGAGAAGCAGCGGCGTATAGACGAACTGCAAGCGGAAATTGACCGTCTGAAGGCAATCGAGGTAAACGAGTTGCTTTTCATCCGTGGCGGAGTCAAGTAATTTAGCAAAAACATGATAAGGGAGGATAAGGAAGATGCAAGAAACAATGAACAAAGCCCAAAAGGAACATCTGCGGGACGTGTACAAAGAGGCGGTATCACGCTTCTCGCTCCAAATGGTGTCGAATCTGAACAATAACATCCATAAAGGTCACTGGGCGGGCGAAACAAACGTCTTTCTGCTAGAGAGACTGCGTGAGGAAATGCAAGAGCTGGAACTGGCCGTCATGCGTTGCGCCGATCTAAAGACGGTTTTTTCCGAAGCGGCGGATGTTGCTAACATCGCAATGATGATCGCCGACAACGCTGTTCGCGCCGATGAGTTACATGAACAGCAATACCAGCAATGGATGTTGCTCATGAATCGGGAGGGCATTCCTTATGAGATCGAAGAAGACGGGAGCATTTCGTTCCACAACGATCTGTACAAACAGGAGGGGATTGCGGTTGCCAAGCAGCACGGCCTCTACACGATCACCGACACACCGGACCGCAAGCTGTTGCGCGATATCGGTTATCCTGCAGACATGTTGGACACGATGAGCGACGAAGATTGCGAAGCTGAAGTATCGCATCTCGGTGATTAACGGAGGGAATGTGAGGGAGACCAGATGAAACTTACAAAAGCACAAGAGCGTGTTTTAAGACAGTGTGCAGAACAACAACAGAAAGGTGAATGGGTGAAAGTTTATGCCAAGGATGACCGCGGCTACAACGTTCTAAAAAAACATGGTCTCATGAAATATGTGACGCGGCTGATCGCGCCTGATACAACGCAAGGGGTATTTGTTGTCACGGAAGCAGGCATGAACTGGATCGTTGAAAACCCGATAAAGGTCGGAGGATAGAAGTTGATTTGAGAGCCTACGTGCTCTCTTTTCGGCATTTTACCACATAGAGGAGGATGAAAAAGATGACCACCGTGCAACCTGCTTTGGGGTTCGAGCTCAGGGAAATAGATCGAGACAAAACACGCGACCGGGTGGAGCAGGTATTGGAAGCCTGCCGGATGTACATGCAGATCGGTTGTTATCCGGCAATCGAACCGCGCACCGTCGCCGCATATGATCCTGCTCTTCACAATCCGTCGGCTTCGACCGAGGACGTAGCGATCCGCAATGTGGATGAAGAAATGCGCCGCGCCAAGTTGATACGAAGCGTGGTGATGGCCGTAAAGAGGCTGACTCGGCAAGAGGCCGAACTGATCGTGCGCCGCTACCTGGATCTCGATGAAGAAGACACAATGGACTACCTAGTCTGGGAGAAAATGAACATCTCCCAGCGGAAATACTACAAGGTCAAGTCAAAGGCTTTCTACAAACTAGGACTCGCAATGAACATCGAGGTATATGTGGATGCTGAACAGTCCGCATAAAAAACGTGCAGGAAAACGACACGAAAATGATCGAGCAACGCGACACGAAACCGTACGTGTTACTCGACACGATTTGCGCACACAATTTGTAAAATTACCTGCTAAGATGATAGTGTCAGAAGATTACGGATAGACCACTTGCGGAAAGAGAAGCAGGTGGTTTTTCTGTTTTCTGAGACAAGTTCTCGACGAAAGGAGGCAGGGTGAATATGAGCTATCATGATCTGGCGCTTGAAGACAGACTCCTTCGGTACTTCCAGAACAAAGAGATCATCAAGGAACGGCGCGAGGAGAACAAGTTGCTTGAAGAAGAGATCGAGCAGCACTTCGCACAATCCAGCGAGGGAGGCAGGCTGGTTTTTGAGCTGCCGAATGGTGAGTGGGCGGTCTTGGAGATCAAGTCCACGGCTTACGAAGAGTTCGACCGGGACGGTTTGGCTTGCGAGTTGCTTGTGGCAAAGGACGAACTGAAAACGCCGTATGACTTCACTGTTCTGACCGCGCAAGGCAAGCTCACACCGGATATGGTGAAGCAATACACTGGCACGCGTGTCGTGGATCGCTTCAAGATGAAAAAGCGGAAGACCAAGCCGCGATAGAGCATCGCCGCCCAGAAGGAGAGGAGCAACTACATGAAGACACTTATCTACACCGCGTTTGCCTGCGCCGCCGCCGCGCCGCTCGCGCTCGCCCTGAAGGGACTTCAACCGAAGCGGAGCACGTCCCGTGCCGCCCAGAAGTAAAAAGCCCTGCGCCGCGCCGCTTTGCCCGAATCTGACGACCACGAAGTTCTGCGAAGAGCATGCCGATCGGGAACGGAAGGCGGTAGCGGAGCGGAACGCCGCGTACGATCGGGAGCACCGCGACCCGCGCATCACGGAATTTTACAAGAGCACCGCATGGAGGAAGGCCCGTTTGCAGGCGCTGGTCCGCGACAACTACCTGTGCCAACGCTGCCTGAAGCAGAAGAAGATCGTTAGGGCGGTTATCGTTCACCATCTGATCGAGATCACCACCGAGAAGGGATGGGCGCTTCGCCTGCACATCCACGGTCTGGAGAGCGTGTGCCACGCCTGCCACAACAAAATTCATAATGCAGGCAAATAAAAAACCACCGATGTCGGTGGTTTCGTTACAAGAAGTTTGTGTTAGCCTTCGATGTCCAATCCTGCTTTGGCATTGAAGATTTCATCTAGCAATTTCACTGAATGTCGAAATGCCCAAGCGGTGGCTTTAAACTCTTCGCTGGTAAGTTCAACGCTTGCAGGATCAAGCGTGGACATGTGATCGTTGTGATCCGCAAGTCGCAACAGCTTTTCTTTGTATTCTTTGAGAAGAGTCTTGAGTGTTTCTTCATTCATCGGGTTTCACTCCTAGAGGTTAAATTAGGGCAATCGCCCTGAATGTATTTTACTTGATAAACAAAGGGGTGACAATCATTGGATGAGATGCATTCCAATTCCAACGGACAACTCACGATGTTGGTGTTAATGCTGCTTTTCCTACTGATCTCCCAAGCGAGTTCCCGGTGGAAGAAGCGACGCGCCGACAAAGAGCTCTACGAGTGCTTGAACTGCCAGTGGTACTTCTTCGACAGCGCGGCCAAGGCAAGAGGGCAGCCGTGCCGGGCATGCGGCGGGCGCGTCCTGCCGATCAGCACGGAATGAAGAGAGGAGCGAAGCGACCATGCAATCCCAAGTTCATTTGGGTCCGATCACGGCCACGGTGAGCATCGTGGATAAAGGCGTTGTGCACTCGGGCGGAGAGTTGACCATGAAGATCGTAATGGCAAGCGAAATGCCGATCACTCCGTACGTTGGTCAAATTCCCAAGCATTACGAATTTGTAGTGGAGGTTCCGTGCGAAAACGGCACCGAAGAACAGCTCCTCATCGCGGCATACAGCCGCCCGAAAGAACATGTCTTCACGTTCCGGGACCGCTTTCGTTTGAGCGACGCAAGCGGTTGGTCGTCTGAGAATCTAAGGACTGGACTCGACCTGCTTAGCATCCAGAACCATCGAGATAAGGAGGGAAGCCACAATGCAATGGCACAAGGTCGCGTATGACAACAAGACGTTTAGTTTGAGTTTCTACGACGAGCATGGTGAGCTCATCATCCAATTGCCGAAGGAAGCAGTTCACGGCTTCAAGCGCGTTCCCGTAAGGCCGGAGCTGGACGGCTGGCGAGAGGACACCGGCTTCGACCTGATGGAACATCAAGCCTACTACTGGGTTCTCAGTGTATACGCTGATGTAATCGAAGGGCTTGGACTGCAGCTTATGAACGAGAAAGGCCAATGCGTACTCGGTCATGGGGTAAAGGTCGAGTATGCATATCGCGACAAGTTCGACCGCAGTGGTTCCCGTTCAGTCGAGTACCAGTGCACGAACAGTGAATGCGGTCATACGTTCAATCTCTCCGTCTATTCGATCGACGATGGAATTGCATGTCCGCAAAAGTGTGGATGCACTGCATTGCCCGTTGATTACTTACGGCAGAAGAGAGGGCAGGCATAGACTATGTGGCTGACATACTGCGTGATTGGTACGCTGCTCATCAACACGGCTGCTCTCTGTTATGTGGGATGGAAGATGGGGCAGATCAACAAGAGCATGGAAGCGACTGAAGCGGATATCTTCTTCGACCTGCATGTATCGAAGTGGCCGCAAGATGCCGACGAATCGAAGTAACGGGGCACCACCCCCCTACCTCCGATTTCTAGGGTTTCGCGGCTTGCGAC